TGTATCCATCATTGCCGGCATTTCATCATCTCCCTTACCATAAAGAAATTCCTTTTGAGCCGCCTTTTCCAACTGCTGTAGGATTTCATCGGTAAAATATTCTTCTGGATTTTCATTAATCGCTTTACCGAAAACCTTACGACCATCAGGCAGTTCGTAACGTGTACTCACCTTCTTAATAATATCGTACTTTTCAGCAAGATCTAGCAGACCATAGTATCGGTCAAGTCCAGTGTCGTACCGCAGTTTAACCTCAACGTCTTTGTTCTCTTTTGTAAAACGAGACTTGATCATACGGCAACGGATGATGTTACCAACGACATCCTTACCATCCTTATCCTTTTTCTTGGATAGGAATACGATTTGTGAAGCCGTATACTTCAGACCAGAACCACCACCCATTTCCTTCATGGGTACATATGAGCCAATTACATCATATACGTGATTTGTTACGATAAGTGGTACATCGACCTTGGCAAGCTTTAGATTCAGAACTCGGAATGTAGCCTTAATCAGCTGTGCCTTAGTCATATCACGAGTCTCTGCACCACTTGTGGTATCCTCTACCTCCTTGGTAGTCGAAAGCTGACCGAGAGAGTCAAGTACCATCAGCATAGGAGGCCGAGTTGAAACATCAGCCTTTGCATAATTGTCGAGGATCTGAATTGCTGTGTGGCGAAACTTTTGAATTGTTTCTTGCTCAGAGATAATAACTCGCTTAGAGTCAATACCTCGTGATTCCATCATATCCTTAGTTACAGCTGCTTCAGTATCAAAATAGAAGCAAGCACCAGTGGGATTATCATCAAGAAAACGCTTGACCATGCCAAGAGCGAAAAAAGTTTTTCCGGTGGAGCTTTCGCCAGCGAGCGCAAGTACTTTATTATTTGGTGCACCACCAAAAAGGGAGCCAGATAGAGCGGCGTTAAAAATATAAGAGCCGGTATCAATAGTATCCCCAAACTCACTGCTCCCCATTCCGTCAGCTGCGACATTTGTATTCTCGTCGTTTAGTTCTTTTACAATATTGCGAAAAAAGTCAGTCATCCACGTCTCCTATAAAAACAAAGTATAGTGTATTTTATAATTTATTGTAAGAAAAGTCAATCCTTTTCCTGATTAGATCCATATGCAGTTACAGTTTTATTTGGACCATATGTACCATTATTTTTTAGTGATTGCTCATTTTGTTTTTCACGAAGAGACTTATCGTTATATAATGGTTCTTTCCATGTTTCAACCTGATCTGTTTCGGGTTCATCTACAGCCATTAGTTCATCAGTTTCTACTTCAACTGGTTCCCAATCCTTTGCTACATTAACTGCTGTTTTAATTCTCTTAGGCTTTGATAAACTCATATTAGCAGCGATTACCAATAAAACCGCCAATGGATCAAATACAAAAATGATGGTAATAATAACCCATCTTACTGCTTCCTCTAACACATTTTTATTTGTATCAGTATAGAAAAGAGCTGCAATATATTTAATAGGCCCAACTTCAGCTTCTAGTTGGAGCTGTTGCCTTTGTAATGGCTGTTTTTCATCTCTGAGTTGTTTAATGTTTTTGCTAGCTTCAGAAATGATTCCGGAGAGTGAGGTACGTTCCACAGCTTGGCTTTGGCGCACGGCGATAGCGCCATCTCTTCCGCGTATACGGTCATAGTCAATAAGCGTCTGGACTGCCGTGTCAAGCTGTCTGATGACCATTTCGGCATCTTTAATTCTCCTTTGCTCCTGTTCGATCTGTTGATCGAGTGATTGAATTTCTAAAGAATTATCTCCCCCAACCAACGTCTGATCGATATGAGCTTTGGATAGAAAACCAAATATGCCCATCGATGTAATAAACATCAGCACAATAACTGCTGTTGTTAAATAACTTTTCAACAGCTTCGGAGCTGTCTTCCAGTTTTGATACAGCCAAGAGGCAGTAAGTAATTTACCTACCTCCAGAACCCCACCCATAATCGCAATGGGAAGTGCAGCGGCGGCAAAGATTGCCATCAAACCGACAATACTATACCATGCAGCAACGCCTGAGATGGCTAATGCCACAATAAGAGTTAACCAAGCCATATTAGCCTCGAGTGATAGCTAAGACTTTATCAATCGTTGCCTGAACCTTAGTGGCTCTATCGGGCCAATAAATATATTCCTTATCGGATGTCTTAAGTAAATTTACGAGCAATGGCATGACTAATTTTTCAAGCTCTACAACCTTGCCAGAAATCTCTGACTGAGCCTGTGCAATTGCAAGTTGTACATCATCTGATTCCTCGACATTACGTCGAGTCAGCAACGTATCTAATTTATCTTCAAGTGGAGCAAGCGCGTTGAGCACTACACGTGTGAGATCATTTTCGTCAATAGATGGCGGTGTGGATTCTGCTGAATCTTGATTTGCTTGAAATGTGGCTTCGTCTACTGCACTAAAGCCATAGTCCAGATTTGCATATTCTGCTGGTATATCAGCCATTAAAAAAATCCTCTAAAGTATTTGTTCTTTCTACCGACCATCCAATAGCATCCAAAATATGGCGAATTGGATCGACATATGATTTATCAAATTGAGTATCATAGTCTACAAATCGTTTCAGATCAAATTCGGGTGGCAAAATAATAGGAAAGGCAATTACATTTTGTTTTGCCGGATTCGGCATTTTCAGATATGTAAATTTAACCTTATCACCGTTTTTAATCTCTTCGTACTTATTATTTATATTCAACTCTTTTATGAGTTGATTATAGCGACGAGACGCACGAACGTGAATGGGAATACCAACACCTTCCTTTTGCTGTTTCCATAGATTGGATACACCACGAGGAAAGGCAACGTCCTCTGGATTTAGTTTTTGGAACTCACCTCTGGCGATTTCAATGAATTTTTGTACGGCAAATTCATCCTCGTTCATGATGAGTGATAGAGTCTTTTCAATGAGTTTACGACACACCTGAGGGGTCGAGGATCGAACTGATTCAATACCGGTAATCTTGATCTTTGGTTTGGCATATTGTACACCCTCATTATTGAGTACATTTGCAATATACCGTTTTTTACCAGTAAAGATAACCTTCGATGCAATGACCTCTCGTTTCATATGCATACGTTGGTCATAGGCATGCACATATTCCTTGAGAGTTTCATATGTTTTAGCAAGTAGAGGTTCGATTTTCTGTTCAGCAACCTTATCGATGAATTTACAGATTTTATCCTGGTCGGTTTCATCAGGCATAACCTGCTTTACAAGATCACCCATACGAACATATAAGCTGTCGGTGTCAATTGCAATGACATAATCCACACCATCTGTTTTAAGCAGATTGTTAAGATATTTGTTAATTGTATTTTCAGCCCAACGAATTGTAAGCTGTCCGGAAATGGTAATTGCCTCTGCCATACGAATGTCGTAATATCGGAACCATTTATTTGACATGGCACCATAGAGAGAGTTCATCATAATTTTAACTGCCATTTGTTCATTATCGAACCTGGCAATATCCTTTTCAATCTGACCTCTCTCAAAGACCTGATCCTTGGCGGTATTTTCAAGTCGTTGTTTGGCATCAAGCGCTTTTTTCTTGACAACCGTGCGCTCATTATAGAGACTGTCAACGATTTGCGGGAAAACACCATGCGATTTAGTACTGAACAATTGGCCAGTAGAAGCAACACAGGTATCCTTAGGAATATTAAGATCCACTCGTCGCAGTAGAGTTTCGACATCGACACCAGGCAGCACACCATCCATGATAGTTTCAGGTGACATATTATACTGCATGATGAGATGTGGATACAGAGAGTTCAAGTCAAATGAACAGACCCACTCGTGCATGCCTTTTTGGGGATCCTTGACATACGCACCTTCAATGCGGCGATCACCGGATACCTCGTCCTGTGGACTGAGAACAACATCATGTTTCTTGAGAACATTGTAGATGTATGTGTCCCAAATTTTCACCGAGCCAAACGCGGTCACATATGTTGCATTTGCTTTATGAGCAAGAGTCAATGCAAGATCAATTAGACCGGTCTTTTCGTTCATACGCTCGACAAGTTGAGTGTCCCGGATATTATAATCAATAAACTTCTGGTGGTTTTCACGGTATAGAGCCGCAAGGGAGGAGTACTCAGAATAGTCGAGTTTCTTTTCGCCGAGTACCACATTTGCAATATTGTCTAGTTTATATGACTCCTGATTGCCATAGGTATATCCAAACTTCTTGAACAGAAGCATAAAGTCAAGTTGACTTGTACCGAGGATATTATAGGATGTATCTCGAGCTTCTGGTTTGATATTAAAGATAGAAAATTTACGAGTTTGATCCTCGCCGAGTACTCGAGCAACACGATTGACAAGATATGGTATGTCGAACTCTTCAGAGTTCCAACCACTGACAATGTCTGGTACGTTTTTCTGCCAGTGAGTAAGAAAACTCTTCAGCAGAACATATTCATCCTGACATCGAATATATTCAATGTGTTTATCACACACAATAGAATTATCTGCATCAAAGCCACCGATACCCCAAGTATAGAAGGTATCATCAAGATTATTTTTAATTGTAATGGCAGTGACTGGTTGTTGAGCCAGAGAAGGCTCTGGAAAACCTTGGTCGGATTGTACCTCAATGTCGATATAGGTGATATTCATCACCGAGGTATCTGGAATACATCCATTGGGAAATTTATCACCAATGAACTGAGCAACGTAGTCACGGTTGCCATAAATACGGAAGTTATCCGCCTCTGTCTCACGGATAAAGTCCCGGCAATCCATCATGCTGCCAGGTTGAATAGAATCGACGGTATAACCATCGAGGGTACGATATTTTGTTTTATTACGAGTAGGAACGAAGAGGGTCGGTTGAAAGCGAACCTTCTCGACCACTCTCCGTTTCCCGTCATAGCCAACATACAGAATGTCGTTGGCCGTTCTCTCGACTGAAGTGTAGAATGTCACCATAGTCTAATTTATATCACGAAGCATGATAAAGGTCAATAGTTTCTATCCTTCAGTTAAGAGTTCCTTTTTCCCTTCAATAGTCTGACCTCCGGCCGCGATTTTAATTTGGCGAGGCTTCTTACTATCTGGGATGATGTTTTTGAGTGAGATGATGAGCATACCGTTTTTAAGTTCCGCTCCCTCCACTTCGATAGTGTCGGCAAGAGTGAACTGTCGGGCGAAATGCCTGTTTGCAATTCCTTTGTGTAGTACGCTTCCTGATTCTCCATCCTCTCTTTTTATCTCCCCTATAACTGAGATTTTGCTGTCTTGATAAACGATATCAAGATCATCCTCAGAAAAACCAGCAACTGCCAGTTCGATCTGATAACGATCATCATCCATGCTAATAATATTATAGGGTGGATATGATTGAGGCCGAGTGAACGCGTCTACCCGGTCAAGATATTCGATTTGTTTAAAAAAGCGGTCAAAGCCGACAAAGAATGGATCGAGATTGCGAAGAGTCGCAATATTTTGCTTAGTAACCATAGTTACCTCCTAATTAGCAAGGTTAATAGTAGAGGACCCATCAGGCATCCTCATTACTATATATAATCATTCTCCTTAAAAAGTCAATAGGGGAGCGGAAAAGTTGATGATAAGGAGAATGATGTTTCCGCTCCCCTATTTTGATTATGCAGCTAGTGCGCGATAGCCTGCTGCAACGACTGCACGAGAAGGAGTACCGATGCGGTAGAAGTTCCGTGTCTCGCCACCCTTATTCGTACGAGCATTGCTATAAATAGCAATACCGACGTTCTGACGAAGGTGGTTAATCAGTGCGGTCGGATTGGCAACGCCAAAACGTGCACGGATCTGCTTCACAGTAAGCTGCTCACCATTCTGTAGTGCGGTGAGAACGCGTTCAGTCTTTGTCATAATAAGTCACTTTCTTTTCAGTTTCAAAATTGACAGTATTGCTGTCTGACCCCTTTCGGGGTTTCGTCCCTACGGACTCATCAGAGACAGATTAATTATTATGTTTGTATACTACCATATATTATATTATTTGTAAATAAATTTTCTAATCTTTTTTAGTGGTGCCGGCGCACGGACTCGAACCGCGGACCTGATGATTACAAATCAACTGCTCTACCAACTGAGCTACGCCGGCATCTAGACTACTTCAACAAATCCTCATATTGCATATTTTTCTGGCGGCGCATGTTATTTTGTGCTGCACCATCTAATCGGTCAAGACGATGCTCAATGCGCTTATGCCAAAAATAATCAATCACATTCACTACAACTAAGCAGATTACAGCAAGACTCAAAATAATAATCGCATATTCCATATACGTCTCCTTAAAAATGGCTCCTCAGGATGGATTCGAACCACCGACCGGACGGTTAACAGCCGTCTGCTCTACCGCTGAGCTACTGAGGAATAATTCAAAACCTTTCAGGTAACACTACCTCGAAATTATCAGGATCTAGCCAACGCTCTTCTCCAGTTTTAAGAGAGCGGATCGACTGTTGACCAGGACGCAGGTCGGACTTCCATTCAGTCACTTCCCACATCTCACCGTGCTCACGAACACGGTTCTTACCGTGTCGTGTCAATCCACGGATTTTGATAATGTCACCCATTTCACGCAACCTTGATGTGCCAAGTAAAGCAACATTCCATCATCCGAACAGTATTTTCCCAGGTATCGGGAAACTGAGAAACCAGCATGCCGTTGGGATCACGAGCAACAAAGTTTTCACCAATCTTAGTGATCGTCACATCACCGCTTGAGCAGTTGACCGACTCCCACGTTTCCGTTGAACGCCAATCCGACTTCTTCCATTCACTGATCATAATCATCTCCTTATTCATCATATGTATATACTATCACAATATGGTAATTATGTCAACCATAAAACCACAATAATGCAGCACCGATAAACACGACCCACCACAGCTTCAGTCCAAGCTTAAAGGCTGAGGTGATTACAGAGACCATGATGCCGAGGGTAAAGGCGGCAATAATAAGCCATTTTGCCACATCCCATGCGGCTGCTAGATCACCTTCAAACATTGTCGTCCCCCTTGTAGACGATGATGGTCTTCAACTCTTCAACGAGCTTCCGGCCCTCGTCTGTGAACAGGATACCCTGTTTCCAAACCCAGTGCTCAATATCCTGACTGTGGTAGAATGTCTCGTTCTGCGTCATCCAACGCAGAGCGGTCTGACGGTCACCAGCACCGAGCTCGATGTAGGACTGAACCTCTTTCTCGAATTCGATGAGGGACTGAGCTTCGATTTCAGCCTCCTCGGCCTGACGACGGTCGAAAGCACGACCAACGGCATCCCAGATTTCCTGCTTCTCAGCAGGGGTGGCACTGTAGAACCAATGATCTCCCGTAGGACGGAACCCGTAGGCGTCCTTGTGGAAGTCGGAGAAAAGCTCTTCGCTGTAGGTGTACATGGTGTTTGTCTCCTTATCAATCATCATATGTACATACTATACCAAGCTATAAAAAAAGTAAACAACTTTGTTCAAAAAAGTTTTGTTGCATTTCAACACGTTAGCAGAAAAATGAAAAAAAATGCTAAGTGGTTGATTTTGTTACATATTTTTTTGCACTTTTTTGTTTACATATTTCTGATTTGATGGTAGTATATAACTATGATTGATAAGGAGACATCTATGGAATACACCTACACCACGATGATTGACGTCATCAAGCGGATCGCAGAGGATGACAGCCCTCGCCACATCCGTCGTCAGCTCAATCGGCTGACCTCCGACGAGAAGCGTAAGGTTCTTGACCTTATGAAATATGTCGAGATGGAGATCATCGATGCCCAGTAAGATCAAAATGAACAAACGCGTAGCTCTCGGCTACGGCCTTTTCCACCGGCATCAGACATATCTCGGTTCTCGTGGTGGGTTCAAGATCTATATGGATAACAGCACAGACAAGAACTACGTCGAGATCTGGGCCTACGATATGGACACCTCTAAGCGTATGCGATCAGCATTCGACAATGTGGTGACGACTAGGTTCAAGATTGTTGCTCACATCGAGCTGTCCAAGGACAAGCGCCATTGGCACGTGGATCTGACTCAGGTCGACTCTCGTTACCGTGGTCAGAAACTAGCCAAACGGCTCTATTCGTTCCTACTCAAGAAAGGCTATAACCTTCGTGCCGGTGACTCACAGTCACCCGGTGGTCGTTATGTCTGGAATGAGTTAGCGAAGGATAGTTCGATTGTCGTGATGGCTCGAAAATCCAAATACTCTAAGATCATGGATTTCCCTAAGCCTGGCAAACGCGAATTGGTATCGAATATGTTTGACTTATTCGATACAGATGCAGAAATCTACGCGGTTGCTAGTTAACCGTCTTCTTCTTGCCGATATTATACTTGGCGACTAACTCCCAGTCGTTCTTCTCCTTATAGGGTAGAACCTTAATCTGGCTAATCGGAGCGATCGGATTTTCGGTCTGCTCCGATTTTAGTATGTCGACTAGTTCCCATTCCTTGAGTAGGTTGGCAATGGTATTCCGTCGGGCAATATCCGACTCTGACATATTGGATGGTTTGCCGTCGAGAGCAAAAAGTTCTTTAAAATGAGTAATATAGTAACGTCCCTGCTTGTGCAGTATATGACAAGACTGATATAGGGTCTTTTCCTTCTTAGAGGCGACACCAATCCGAGTAAGTGTCTCTCTCACTTTAAGGAAATCGTCTTCGTTACGTAGTCGTACTTCGACTAGATTGTTAATATCAAAAGTCATTTTTTCACTCCACCCTTCTCAAGCTTTGTTTTTATATCTTTTATCTGTTGAGAAGACAGAATATCCATGATCTGTTTGGCTTTTTCATAGCTGTAACCATAATATTCTACCACCGCCTCAAGATCATCATGATGTTCAGTCTTGGCCCATTTGGCAAATCGCTTTTTAGGCCTCACTATATTTATTAAAAAGGAGAACTGTAGTTTATTTTCTAGGTTGGAATGCATATTCATTGCATTGGCAACGTGGATTGTATCCTCAAAATATGATAACTGACGATTTGTCAGGAATGGATTATATCCCTTTTCGGCCAATGCATCATTATCGGTACCAGACATAATATCCTTACCAGAATTGATTGCATTAATATAATCAAACGGATTCATCACATACTCTCTTTCTCAATTCTGTGGTAGAGAACCGATGGTCTCTTGTATTGAAATACAATTCAATGCCGCGACGTTTACATATATCACGACCAGTAAAATCCTTATCCTTATATTCTACACCAAGTATACGGATATGTAAATCGAAAGCCTCTAAAATATCTTCCAAATCTTGTTCTGTTGTATATGGGATAATTTCATCCACATATTTTACCGCAGATAATTGAATATATCGTTCGACCATAGTCTGGATTGGTTTATTCTTTTCCTTTGGTCTATCTATTGTAGGATCGGTTTGTAGCGCACAAATTAAATGATCACAGTGACTCTTCGCCTCTCGCAACATCTGAATATGACCAGCATGCAAAAGATCAAATGTTGAGGCAGTAAATCCTATAATCATCAGTGAGACCTTTTGCCATCAAACACACAAATAAAATAACAACCTTCTGGACCGGCATGAACCCGATGATATTTACCGTCCTCTACTAGAACAGTATCTCCTTCTTTTACAATAAATTTTTCTTCATCAAGTTCCATTGTACCACTTCCGCGTACGAAAATATAAACCTCCTCTTGACCAGGATGGGTATGACCACTGGTACTTTTTGTAGGTTTTAAGTCGGTAGAACTTAAAATAAGATTATTCAGTAACTGATTATCCTTTACAGTATACCGATCATCCATTTTAATCACATCACCACCAATATTCCATGCCGCATAATGCATTATAAAAACTCCCTAAAGGTCTCCTCTGTGATATATAGACAGTTTGGTAAAACTGATTCCTTCATATCACAATTTACACGATAAAACGTTATATCTGAATTGTCTGCATAAATCTGTTCGTGACCATCGTACCATTCATCGTAAGGCCCATCTTCATCATAGTAATGATCTGTACCGCGATATATGTTTCCCTCACCATCAAAACCAAGCATAAAGATATGTTTCTTTTTATGTTTTATAGCCATCTCAATTGCAACCTCACCGGATGATTTGTCAACCGATCCAATGTTGGTAACCATATCTTTATCGAAAATCCAGGTGATATAGAATTTTTTGCCCATACCAGCAATGGAACAAAGATCAGTTGTTCTTTTATTTTGTATAATATTATCAGCTGGCGTAAACTCCATTAGAGCCTTCACCTCACGACTATTGTGAACTGGACTCCATGAGGCAAACCAGCATCTTCTATCCATTACATATCCAGATGAATAAATCTCATGCTGTATTGCAGGATCCACAACAATTAAATCGTCAACCTTCTGATCTCTATAAATTGCATTACAGCCATATGTTCTTACCAGATCTGGTAATTCAATATTTAAGCGTGATTCTCCATTTCCTAAAATAATCGCACATTCACTCTTGTTTAGCTTCATTCTTACTTGAACTCACAATCTGTCATAATTTCAGTGAGACATGCAACGAGGTTAACCTCTTGATCTGCAACGAATGCCGATTTATAAGAGTAGTCAGCAATATATAGAACAAGTTGAGGAATGGAACGATCAACAATATATTCAGATGCTGTATCATATAAACGACGATAAAGAACTGTTGATTCAATATCAGAGTTCTGACCAACCCATTTCCGCATTTCTTTGAAGTTTCTATCCTTCAGAAGGGAGATGAGTTTCTTAAAATTGTCATCACCCAAATTGACAAGAATGCCAGTGTCAATATTACCAGTAGCACTATATCGTTGTAATTCATTGAGCACTCTTCTCCAGTCAGGAAAATGTTTCTTGATAAGCTCTGCAACCACCTGTGGATCAAAAGTGATATTCTCACTCTTAAGAATATTTTGAACTCTTGCCATAAATGATGAAGCAAGATTTGCCTTTTCCTTACCTGGAATCTTGAACTCAACAACCGAGCACCGAGAGTGTAGTGGCTCGATGATCCGATTCTTGAAGTTACAGGTCAGAATAAATCCACAGTTCTTAGAATACTCTTCCATGAAGTTACGGAGAGCAGGCTGAGTCGACTGAGGATTAAGATAGTCGGCCTCGTCAAGGATTACATATTTACGAGCACCGGTAAGTGATACAGTCGATGCAAAGTTTTTGATCTCGACTCGGAGTGTGTCGATGTTACCATTCATCGAACCATTAATTACGATATAATCAAAGCCGCATTCTTCCAGCATCGCCCTTGCAACCGTAGTCTTGCCAACACCAGGACCGCCGGTGAGGAGAAGATTTGGCACATAGTTTTTGCCCACGAAGTTGACAAATGTTTGCTTAAGCTCTGCTGGAAGAATACAATCGTCGATCTTGGACGGACGATATCGCTCTACCCAAAGTTCATTCATAGTATAAATTCCGCAAGTGTATTTTCATTAGGCAATACTGTGTCTTTATCTACGTAGATTCCATTATCTTTTCTACGCTTCAATTTGGCATTATGAAGTCTCTTTTGATCGTTGCATACACAACATTCGGACATTGGAATAGGTTCTCCGTATTTTTCTCCATATGAAGGAGGATAATAAAATTCGGACCAATTCTTAACTTCACCACAAGCAGAACAGCAATAAACTTTCACATCTGTTCCAAATAGAGTACCTACAACATTATTTGAACTTTTAGGTAATCGCCGATGTGATATACCTGTAGATCCACGACGGGGTTTCATAATATAAAGTACCTTTCAATTAGCGGGATTCTGTAGCAATGTAATACTGTAACTTACCTCCATTAGTTGAGAAGTGGCTAATCCCCTTCGAAGAAATCTTTACGTTATAATCAGCGGGCATAAACCGAAGATTCTCTACCTTGAAAACAAGTTCAAAGTCAAGGTCGGTCGAACCGACAACGTGACGGAAGGTATTAGATGACTCATCCTTAGAGTTACCAACAACCAGAGTCACATCACCGCCGGCGCCAATAACAGACCAGTTAGGAAGCTGAAGAACACTAGCCGCCTGCATGGTCTTCTTGAATACCGCGTCCTTGAGTTCAAATTCAACGACAGTATCAGGTAAATCTAGATCCTTTTCTGGAGCCTGCATAATCATATTGGCATCGGCATAACCATAGGTTACAGACGACACACCATTCTTGATTTCAACCGAACGATCACTGAATTCAAAGTCAGGCGATTCAAAAATACTCACGGTGCTCAGGAACTGATTCAGATCATAGATACCGAACGGCACATCAAAACTGTCGTCAACCTCGGCCCGACCAATGATGGTCTTCTGAGGTGAAATAGTCTTGATGACATTTCCCGAATTTATATAAAGAGATGGATTGATGGAAGTAAAACTCTTTAGCACAGAAAGAGTGTTGGTTGAGATGTTCATTTCTTATCCTCACATAAATGACAAATATTCACGGTTAACTTAATAATAATACCACAAATCATTGGTTAAGTAAACAAAAATACTATCTAATTTTTTCATTTGGATCAGCAGTAGCAGATGCACCAACCTGAGCAAGATGAGTAAGAGATCCACCAAAGGTATATGTACCTGTATGTGATAGTTGCATCCAAGGACACATCCAAACCTTCAGACCGATCTCACGTGACCACTGACAGAACATATAGTCTTCTGATAAATACCGCTTTGACTTTGGATCAATAAGAGCATCAAAGTAACACATGATCTCACGGGTGCCATCAAAATTTGCGGATCGTACATGATCTGGTTTATAATGAAGTTCCGGATATGCTTCCTCAAACTTTTCAAATGCTTTTCTTTGAATCATCATAAATCCAGTACCACCCTCAAGAACTTCAACTGGTTCATTAAGTGGAATTTCCGTCTGACCTTCGGCTGGATTAAACACAAAGTCGCCAACAAAGTTCTGTAGTTCATGTGGATTTTCGTCGGCAAATCCTTTATCCACTGCCTTTTTAATTTTTTCCCAAGAAATGGTCTTCTTTGGATATGGAGCACAAATAATATCCTTATCATCTACCGCAAGTGCGGCGAGAGAAAGAACATCGTTTGGATTAAAACCAATATCTGAATCAATAAACATAAGATGAGTAAAATCCTTCTGACGAAGAAACTCATCAGCACAATAATTACGTGCTCTTGTAATTAGCGATTCGTTGAAAAGATAAAAGAAATCAATGGTAATACCATATGCCTGACAAAGTTTTGCAAGCTCAGCTGTTGATTTTGTATACTGACCGCCACACATACCACCGTACATTGGTGTAGCTACAAAAATCTTTCTTTTTCTTAGTTCCTCAATATCAATAGTAATTTCAGCCATTTACTTCCCCTCATGTTCTAGATCATGTACGTGCATGGCAATAATTGCATAATGGATGATCTTCATTAAATCTTTTCGGTTATATCCATCCTTCTTACCGTAACGCTGAGCATACTTCATTACGTTACCAATGCAAAAACCTTCACCATGACCACCGTCGATGATGAACTCAGTTGCTTGGTATTTGTTTGTGGAATAGTGTTCACCGTAAGTACCATTAATATAGTCTTGAATTTCGGCAATCAGATTGCCTTCATTGTATTTATACTCAATCATAGTGGATGTTTTGTTCTTTTTCACGGGAGTCTTTTTCATAATCTTTCCTATATTCATTATTTACTTTAATTACCTCAGATAGAACACTAAATGATTTTGCCATATTTAGAAAGGCAGATGTATCCTTTGGAAAACAGGCACCACCGAATCCTCTTTTGCCATCAAACCCAGGCACCGTTGTATGGGACCTACCGACTCTATCATCGTGGGTAACTGCACTTACTACCTTACCAAAATTACCACCATTTTCAACAACGATATCATGGAATTGATTAAACCATAATACCTTCGTAGCCAAATAGCAATTAATCCCATATTTTACAAAACTGGCATCGATGATTGACATATGATATGTCGGGCACGGTTTACACAGACTGAAAAATTTGTAGAGTTCCTCTACCTTACGAGTTGATTCGTGGTTCCCACCTAGAACATGCATAAAAGGATTTACGAAATCTTCATTTGCACTTTTTTCGGTTAGAAATTCTGGATTATAAACAATACGGTCCGCGGCAGGTCCTTTGATAAGTTTTTTAAGTACTTGAGGAGTGACCGTAGATTTAATGATGATCACACCTTTTACATTTTTCTTTAAATGATCAACTACTGATTCAATAATTTTTGAATCAATCGAGCCATTCTTACCCATAGGTGTAGGAACACAGACAAAAGAGAAATCAATATCCTCTTTGTCGAGTGTTTCAATATCAACACCGATTATAGGATCGACAATAATTTTTTCACACATGGTATCTGGAAAACCATAATCAACGGCTTTACCCACAAAACCATGCCCAACTATAGCAATTTTCATCCAATATAATCCTTGAGTTCGTATTTTGGATTCCAACCAAGTTCTTTTGTTTTATCAGTAATTACTTTTGCCGATAGGCGATTACCTTTTCGCTCTGGTAGCATTTCAATCTCACCACCAAACATTTCGGCAACCTCTAATATAGTATATGCAGTTGGATGACCGATTCCATATTCATCGCCATGACCGTTCATACCAACTAGAATAAGTCCATCAACAATATCACTGACATGAGTAAAATTACGTTGTTGTGTTCCAGGAGAAACCACAGTTAAAGGTTTACCATTTTCCATTTTTCTTTTGAATAGAGCAATGAGTGTTGCATATGAACCATATTCAATTTCCCTTGGACCATATACATTATAAAAATATGTGATGGCAAAGTCAATATTATTCCATTCACAGAATAATTTTACAAATTCAGTATTTGATTCCTTCGACCAGGTATATGGACTTTTTACATAACCGGGATGTTCAAATGCAAATTTAGTACTACTGCCAGCATAAATGAGTTTTGCATTTGACTCTTTCACAAAGTCAAGTACCGCCTTTGTTCCAAGTTTATTATATTCCCAAACTGTTTCAAAAGCATCGAATGATTGTTCGACTCTAGAATATTCACCAAGATGATATACCATATCAAAATTTGGTACTAGAATACTCGACATCCATTGTGTATCAGATTCAAGATAAATCACACCATCTACATGATTATTTTCCGAACCAGCATAATAATTGTCAACCGAGACAACATGATGACCATCGGCAACTAGTCTTTCACAAAGGTGAGAGCCTACAAACCCTGCACCTCCGGTTACCAAAATTCTCATACGTGTTTCCTTCCCAAAGGAAATGCATTATCAGAAAATGATGGGTCAACAAATGAATCATCTGTTCCCCACTCACGGACTAAGTTCATACCATAATTATCTACTTTGTTGACAATGTCAACGGATTTCTTGAGAACAAGTGGATTACTTCTTGCTGGATTTCCATCTTTTGTTTTGATTGCATTAAGATCAACAAGGTGATGAACTCTACCATATCGTTCAGCAAGAGTAACTACATCTGGGTGCATTTCCATTAACATTTTAGATTTATTTAGAGATGCATCTTCTTGGTAATTATTATAAACCTCTGTTGTATTACCACCCTTTACAGTACCAGTTCTGGCCTTACCGCAAAGAAAAGCATAAAACAACATTGTGCATAATCCATCCTTTAATACACGAATTGATAGATCAACATCCTCATTGTATCGACCGCGCCACCGATGTGGGATTTTATTATCAATTAGAAAGCATGACATAATCCGGGTATTGAGAAGATATGGAGGATATGGATAATCATCAACACAGAAAAATTTATACTGAAAACCAGATAGAGCAATATTTTCATATCGGTCTACAAAATCCTCAGCCGCTCTAAAAATACCAGAACCACGTTCAACACGATAGCGTTTATTTTTGTGTAGTCTCCAAAATTCATATAGGTTATCATCCATCAACCAATGTCGGTCATAACCTTCAGAAATGGAATGTTCCCAGCACCAATTACGAGCGGGACCTGAACCTTTACCATGATTGCTGAAAGGCAACTCTAGTAGTTTATCCTCACCACAGGTTGCCGCATAATTATCAAATTCTTGTGGCTCAACGGCAATACGATATGGAACACCCATACCGTCCAGAGCCTTCATTGTAATTCTGGATTCCCATCTACCTTTTGATAGGATATAAATGGGATACCGAGTTTCAAACTTCACTGTCATCGACATACCTATTCATGTTATTACGTTCACGTTCTTTTTCTGGATACCAGACAACATTTGTTTTATCTGTAATTTCATATCCAAAAAGTTCTGCAAATTTTTGACGATCCTCTCGTGTTTTAAAATTAACGGTAAGTTGTCGCCAAGGTTCAAGATTAAGAGTTTCAAATGATGGCATACCAGCCGCCCACCACTGTAGGTATGGATTACGCCATTCATTTTGAAGTTCTTCAAGTGTATCAATTTCAATCATTGAAAAAATCCAATATGCCGTTATCCTTTTCGGTTTGAAAAGTAAGTTTTTTAGTTTTTGGACCAGGTACCTCACCGAGCAAATGCATGAATTTTATATAGTCATCCTTGCTACGAAAGTTTACAAAAATACTTTGCCAAGGTTCCGGAAATTCAGGATCAACTGGTTTTGGTCTAATTTGAGGATCTTGATTTGAGTCCTCCCCAAGAAACGACGATAGATCGGTAGGCAGATTTTCCTCTGCCTTATAACCGACCATGTCATCATAATCTTTTGATGTATCAGCTACTTTTGAATTCATTTTTACCCCATAAAATCATCAAAAAGGGAAATAACAGATTCAATATCGTCAACGGCAACCTCAAAAATTTCACGCTTGCCCACTGGAGTAATCATCTCCTCGGTATAACCGCATGACTCTAGGAAAGTATAGAGTTCTTTTTTACGCTGTTCAAACTTATCTCCCTTTTGCCATATACAGAATCGAACCTGTGTTGGTGTTCCAGATACATCTACATAAAATTGCATCTGAATTGTTTCACGAGTCTTGCTCTCAATAAAAATGTTATCACTCTTTATAGCCACAACATTAACACGACCACGAAGTTTGTCATAATTTTCGGTATACCAATCCGGAAAAGATTCGAAGTTATCATACTGTTCGCTCTGATACTTTTCAAACAGTTCAGAAAATTTTGCCATAATAAAACACTCCTTATAATGTCCAGCAACGGCATTGTCAGTTGGTTGTAATGTGGAAATAAGATACGATTCCAAAACAAAGGATGCGTCTTTTTCCTCAAGTCTAAACTTTTCAAGATTACAAGCAATAATCCAAAGATCATCGGTATTGTAACCTTTAGAATTTAGATGCGACAGGCAACGGTTACCATGACCCTTGCCAGTATATTTTGGGTTTCCGTCGGAATCTCGGTACATATAAACGTAGTCGCCGAGAGTATCGAAGAATGCCATAGGTATTGGTTCGTTCATCATGTTTTAATACTATCACACCAAACCGAAAATGTAAATACTTTTTTATGTAGAGAAATCAATTACTTCGCAGATTTTTTCCTACGACGCATCATCTGTTTATATTTTTTTTGTGCCCTTTCTAGGTGAATACGATTTGCTCTTTTCTTATAGATAATACCGTCGAGATGATCAAATTCATGTTGAATTGCTCGAGCGGTAAACCCAGAGTATTTAGTGGTTGCAAATTCACCAGTTGCATCTTGGAATCGAAGTCGAACACCAGCTGGTCGTTTGATATGGATATACAACCCGGGAAAGGTCAAACAACCTTCATCATAATAAGTTTCCTCACCAAAATAATCAACAATAATTGGATTAAAGAATCCCATAATGGATTCACGATTTGTCGGATCACCAACTACAAACACAGAATAAGGAATACCTACTTGAGGTGCTGAAAGACCAACACCAGAATGCTGAATCATTGTTTCGGCAAGTTGTTCAACTAATTGATCAGGTGGGATTTGAGGGTTTTCAAAATCAAATTTTTCTGTCGGTTGTTTGAGAATCGGATCATTTGGATCAACTAACATATAA